CTGATGAACACACCATCACCATCCACGGTGGTGGAAGTCACAGCATTGACGTTGAACACCTTGAAGGTGGTGTCAGCGGTGACTTTGTAGAACATGGAGTTTGCAGCATCCTGGTCGTCGATACCAGCAGTGGTAACGGCAGTCCAGAAGGGCAGATCTGCAACAGTGGTGTCACTCAGGCCCTGAGCAAACAGGGAGCTAGTAGCACTGATGATGGAGCTAGCAGCAGCAAGACCGTTGGCTTGAGTCGAAGGCACACCAAAAGGAGCACCAGCGTTATTAGGGCCAAGCAGCAGACCTTCAGTGGAGGTACCACCAATGTCAGCAGTAACGGGAGCAGCAGGGAAACCAGCCAAACCACCAGCAGGGATGTCCTGTGCAATGGCGATAGAAGCGCCATAGATATAAGCAGGACGAGCAGAGCTAGCTTGCACCACAAGGGAGGTGCGGTTGTCGCGCACCCGATCATCAGGACGACGATCAGGAGAGGGAACAATAATGTCAAAGCTCTTGTAAGAAGCTTTATCAGCAGCCAGGTTGTTAACCTTGGCATAACCAATCAGCTCAAACGCTTCGACACCAGGCCAGCCGTACACACCTTCGGTGTTGTAGGAGGAAAGGCGGTTGATTTGATTACCGGGTTGCAGAATTGCACCGGCTTCTTCTTTGTAAGCAGCCATTGTTAATTACCTCCTTCCTCAAACGATGGTGAAAGCGGTGGTGATGAAATCCTTGTTCAGGTTCGCAAAACCAGCGTACAGCTGCCAAATTAGGATGATAAAGCGGCTGAAGTCATCATTGTTGTTGATGAGCACCTGAGCGTTAGGACCACCAATGCCGACGCCAACGGCCTGAGGACCGAAGAACAGAGCAGGAGGGGTATCGTGAGAAACAGCACCAGCGCCGTCGCCAATGTCAACGGTGATGGACTTAGAGGGGAAGTTGGTGGATTCAAAGAACCGCACACCTTCAAACACAAAGCCAGAAGGCATGGTGGGTTCACCGCCCACAAACTGAGCTTGGCCGTACTGACCGCCGCCATAGATAGCAGCGTTGGGGTTCATGCCGCTCATCAGCGGGTTACCAGCAGCAAAGCCGGGGTAACGAGCCACTTCACGGAAGCCCTGATCAGCACGCAGATCCTTCATGAAGGAGGGATCAGCAATACAACGGTAGTAACCGTCAGCAAACACAGGAACGTTACGCTTGCGGAGGCTCTTCACCACTTCAAGCAGGTCGGTCTTCACGTTAAACTTGTAACGCTCAGATGCATACTCGGTAGCGGTGTAAGCAGTTAGCGCAGTTGCACTGGTCTTTGCTTTGTTATTCGGATAGTAGTAACCACCCTGGGTGTCAGAAGACTGACCACGGGACTCAGACTTGAACAGCTCATCCAGGAACACACGGTCGCGCCAACGGCGATAGTCGTCCAGGAGAGTCAGCGAACCGATGGACTGGTGGAACATGTTAAGGTTCCCGGTGTCCAGCAGCAGACGCTGAGCAGTCATCAGAGTCTCACGAGCAATCTTGAAGGTGCTCGGGAGGTTAGCGTTATTCGGGTCTGCAGGACCGGTGTACTCACGCAGAGACACCAGCACTTTATCCTTAACAATCGACCGGCTGTTAGCGGTACCAATGGTTTGATCCTGGGTACGCTCACGGTTGGTCTTCGTACCGGGGTTACCCCAGAAACGATAGCGGTCGAGCTGAACGGTTTGACCCGGCTGTTTGGTGAAGTCGTGGACTACGACGGGCTCGCAAGCCATCTCCACGATATAAGCTGGATGGGGACGGTACAGCTCCGCACCCAACAGCTTGGGAAAGTCGTTATCAATAAACATGTTGGTTATTCAGCGTAGTTTTAGCTGACACCGGAGATCAAGAAGATCCCTGACTTGTGACAAAGAGCCACGGTAAATCTGGGAACTTCGGTCCCATTAATAAAATTATAGCAATACTTACTTATAGGTATTATTAATTTTGACCAAGTTCTTGAACAAAAGACCGTAAAAACCTACCTGCACCAAGGCCACCAAGTGCTGCAGCTGCTGGAGACATTACATAACCCGTAGCTTGTAGTGCCCCAGGGAGAGGGGAAACAGGATAACCTGCTTCATTAAGGAGTTGCGTACCGCGCCTACTTGCTTCAATTTCAGAAATAATGCGTCCACTATTATTTAGATAATTCATTCCTAAAGCAAGTGATGCAGCTCGCCTGCCAGAAGGTACAGCAGCACTAACACCAATCGTTGCTAACCCAAGAACATTAGGATTGATGCCACCGTAGGTGTGACGTTGAATCCACTGCAGAGGTCCACCACTAGCTTCAATGGACTGGTGACCAAGCTCATGGCCAAGGGTAAACTTACTTGCTTTATCTACATTCAGTGAGATTGAATTTTGTCCAATACGTGAATAGCTAACGCCAGCTGGGTGAAAGTTTGCAGTAACTTCAGGATCCAATCCTGTTTGTTGTGTGTATTGATTAATGATCTGCTCAAACCCTGGTTTCTCAAAAGCAGACCCAGTTTCTTTCATTCCTTTTTGTTGGTACTGTTTCACAGCACCACGCTGCAATGCGCCTGCACCAACCATACCGGCTAGCGCAAGCGCACCTTGTACAGCAGTTTGTTCAGAAGGCGTCACTCTGGATCAAAGTAAGGTTGTACGCTTTGATAACCGTTAGTTTGATTTCCAAAATTATATGTAGTAGGAGGCAACGGACCAACTCGGCCATAGGGATTAGTTTCCATTGGTTGCATTGTGCTTTGCCCAGTAGCTGCTTCAGGATTCATCTGAGCAATAAACATCTGCAGATGTTCTTTAGGCGCAGGTTTTGTTTTCTTAGCCATCAGGATTGTTCGTTAGAAGTTTCAGTGTAAACAGGTTCTGGTCCCATAGCAGCTCGCAACAAACGTTGACGCGACTGGGCTACTTTGGTGTCACTAGTTAAACGAAGCTGTTGTGTACCTAAAGGAGAGCCAAGTTGATTAAGGGCGATATAGCCTGCCTGTAAATCAGCTGGCATTGGACTACCTCCAATTACAGGAGGTTGGTTAACACCACGATTACGAGGATCACTAGCCTGGAAAGCAATTAACGAATTGATACCAGCATTGGCGCCCATGCCACCAACAAAGGCACCGGTCATAGCAGCACCTGCTGCAGCTAAACCAACATCCCGTTTTTTAATACCGCCTTTAGTACCAACAGAAGCACCAAATTGCTGTGCCTGGCTACCCATTGTTTCAAGGAACTGACCAACACGCTGGCCAATTTGTCCCATTTTCTGTGCACCAGCAAATTCTGAACCTATTTCTGCAATCTTTCCACCACGTTGTTCAATTCCACGTGCAATACCACCCCCTAGGTAGGCAGCTGCTGTACGTGCAGATTCTGGAAGCATTCCCATATCTTTACAATAAAAAAGGGGCAGTAATCACTACCCCTTATTCTAAACTTAATTGTTTTTAGAAATCACTCCATTACCAGGAGTTTCTGGCGAAACACTCCAGGGTTGCGCTGTGCTTGTGACAGATAGCGCCAGGCATTAGAAGGGTCGCGTTCTGCAACAGTACCAAAGTTATCCCAGAAGTTTTGAGAGTCCATATCAAACTGCGGGCTAGGAGGAACCGGCATATTTGCACGCTCTAAAGAGGGGCTGTAATACTCAGGTTCTGCGTAAGCTTGCTGTTGATCTTGAACAGGATAAGGACCTTCCGGACCAAAGAACTCACAAGTATAATCTGCCAGGATGTCAGGATCTGTCAAGATAGCTTCATAAGCTTGATGCTCTTTGGCTAGTTCTTCTAGAAGTTGAACAGCTTCGGTCAGTTGTTCATAACGAGCAATCAGAGCATCCTCAACGGTACAAGCATAATCATTGAGGACAGCGGGTGCATCGGCACCAAAGTGATCAATGACCTCAAGACTTTGAGGACTTACCCCGTTTGCGAGGAGCTGTTGCGTTGTTATTTCCTGCGATGTTTGGGAATAACTGGGCGAGTAACCCTGGCTGGACGGATAGATCGGGGCTGCCGAATTGTTGCTGTACCCCACGCTCTGTTGGGAACTGAAGCTGGCCGGGTCGATTCCCTGCGTCGGTGCGGACTGTTGACCCTGGAACGGGAATTGGACTGGTGAACTCAGCAGAGACACCACCCGGTTGAACGCCTCCTTGTAAGGGTTCTCCGCTGTAGGTTGGGCTTGCGGGTACGACTGGATAGGGGCGTAAGGTGCCGCTGAAATCTGCGCCTGCATCTGGGGTGCCGGTGCCTGTGCTGCCTGGTAAGGCGCCACCCACTGGCTGGTTGTTGCGATTGGTGCTTGAGCCGCCGTCTGCTGCGCCACTGGTGCCGCGTAACTGCTCGGCGGGGTCGAATACTGTTGGGGTACCGATTGGATCGGCGCTGCGGTATCGGCCTGCATAGGTTACCTCTTTTTGTAAGCTTTCGAGTGTTCTGTAAAGGAATGGCGTCAAGTCAAGACGCGGATCAGCCGCCAGGGGGAGATCTGGTCGCTGGGGGTGCGGTGTCCGCATTTCTTGATTAATGAGATCAAGGAATGCAGAGTACGCTCTTTGTACCTGTCCAACCATCCTAAACGGATAACCCGATAGCATCTCTGCCACCTCATCATCAGTTTTAGAGGGGAACAAGTACTTAAGTGCCTCAATACTATCAACACCCAATTCTTGTAAGTTACGAGTGAAGATAGACTGATTAACTTTATCTTGTGGAGTGTCCTCATAAACAGGACCCATCCAACGCCAAAGAACTGTACGATCACCATCAGGAGCTAAACCAATAACACCATCGGGAATCTCTTTGGTTTCAAAAGCTTTGTTTAAAGCTTTATCTAAACCTTTCTCATATTTCTCTTTGGCTTTGCGATGCTTTTCTAATGCTTCTTCATCTGGATTCTCCGGCAACATGGGATATGTTAACCCAGATGCAACTGCTAATGATTTACGGAAGAGTTGTTCTTCCTGGTAGATCATCAGTTCAAAGCAACGGCAAATACCATAGGTATAAAGCTGTAGACACTTTTTCTTTGCCGTGGCACTGACGCGTCCGTAAGCAGATTTAATTTCAGTTGCAGTGACGTTGGTGATTGAAAGATCGTCGATACCGCCGAGGGCTAAACGAATTTCAGAACGCAACTGATCGACATAACGAGACTGGTCAGTACTGATTGCGTTGGGTGTAATAAAACCAACACGATCAGTTGGCTCCAGGTTTGCAATCACTCTGGGTACTCGCAAGCCACCACCAGGTAAACCGATGTAGCCAGCCTGCTGACGGTCAATAGGATCTTGTTTAAAGGTTGAATTAGATAGAGAGAATTCAGATTGGAATCCTGATTGACTAGCAATACTTGGTCGTTGCACAGCACCATCACGGGCTGTTTCAACAATGTCGTGTTTAGGCCGAGAAGAAAGAAGTGTTGGGTTACCAAAGAATGATAGGTTTGCCCGAATGTTCTTAACCATCTCATCGTGGGCAATGATTTGATTAGCCAGCCATTCAAACTCACCACTGCCATCAGTTCCAAAAGCGTCAGGATTGTTTAAAACTTCAACACAAGGAATAAATCCTAAAGTGTTTTCAACAATCTTATTAGCGTTTAAATTAACAGTAGCTTCCAGTGAATCAAACGTAAGTTCCTGTTCACTGTGCAGTTCATGGATTTCCGTTGGCGTAATCCGTAACCGCACATAGCGTTTATCTGTTACAAGACCAACACCCCCAAAACCCCTACTGGATTTAACCTTGTAAGCGTAAATAATAATGACTTCTTCTAAGTCACCGTCTGGAGAGTAATAAGTACGATAAGCATCTTTATCAAACCAATACAAACGATATGTTTTCTTAGTAGGTCTGATATAAAACAGTCCTTTACCGTAGGATAAAAATCTATCCCAGATGGAATCTAACCGTGCATCTAAACGATTAAATTTAATAACTTGCTGAATGAAATCAAAACGCTGAGTTCCAAAATTATCTTGGTTTGGATAAAACTCAACACCCTGTCTAATGCCAAACATCTTCATTTGTGAAAGATGCGCATTAATGAGCATGGTATCTGCTGTGCCCGTGGACTCACGGTTCACCACAGCTTTGAGCATTCCTTCTAAAACGGATTGGCTCTGTGCGCTCATAACAGGAAAAAGTTAATTAGTTGTCTTCGATCTCGTAGCCAGTTTGCAGACGCCGTAGGGTAATCACGTCATCTTCTACCTCGACATCAAACTCGGTACCAGGTTGCAGCGCCATGTCATGGCAAAGCTCATCAGGTAAAGGAATGATAGCTGAACCGTAAGCATCTTGCTCAAGTTCAACAATAAAGTAACTGGTGCTCATGTGGACGTAGTATCAGTCTAATTCCGACAATACTCTAACCTTAATATTCCAACTCCAACTTACCGCGTGACATCAATCCATTGCAAAGCCAAACGAGCGCATCAACACAGTCATCGTGAGAGCTGACACCGAAGTTAACGATTTCATCATGAAGTGCTTGGAATTTCCGGAACTTATTAAAGAAAATCTTGCGCTGCTCAAATAGACCCATGATCCCTCTGAAGCGTGCCAGCTTATCGCCACGGAATCCTTTGACTGGGTGCCAGATTAAATTGTAAAGGCCGTTTTCCATTTGACACACTCGTTTAAAGTCTGCCTCCAGAGAAGCTTGGTAAGCTACAGCTTCCGACCAAATATCAACACTGGAACCAGTTGGAAAATATTTATCACCTTCCTTATAAACAATCCCCCATTCATACATCATCTCCATCATTGCTTCTAGTTTTTCCAGGTTACCCATCAACCGAAGACGCTTGGTGTCAATGATGTAGATCTTGTCCCCAACCCTTCCGCCTAGTACAAACACACTATAGTCGTTGCGTTCCCTAACGCCAGCAGATAGGTCAACGCCAACACCCAACGTATCAAACTCAGTTGGAATCTGACTTTTAATTAGCAGCTCAGGTGAAACTGACAGCTCACTGGTTTGAACAATTTGATTTTGGTACTGAAAACTAAAGCTGATAGGAGCCTGGCGTTTACGATCTTGGAGGTATTCCAACGACCACATTTCAGGCCAATAGGATTTTTCATCTCCACTTTCATCAACTGTGATTGCTGATTGAACAATCTGCACCCAGTCATTTGCTGGTGTAAACGTTGTGTTGTGAATATCGTCGTGACGGAATCGAGTACCTAAGCAAATTGCACGTGCACCCTCAAACATCGTAGGAACAATAACTGAGTTCCAGTTATCTTCCATAGCTGCACGGATATCTTTGTTTTTAATATCGTCTGCTGATTTGATAGCGTCATCAATAATACAAAGGTGCGAACGTTTTGAAGTCACGGCA